CATCATGATTTTCTTGAGGATGATGTCACTGTATTGTGTAATGAGATCCATTATCTCTCCTCCACATACCTAAACTGTCGTCCTTTTGAATCAATCCATAAGCTCCTAGCTCTATCCCAGATAATGTTTTTGCTTAATCCAGTAATTTCAGATAACTGTTCAGCAGTACCTGTTACTAAAATTCGGTCATCATGCCAGATTGCAATTTTTCTCGGCGTTCTCCGTTTGGGCTTTTCAGTCCACATTGATTTACCGAGCTTTTGGACTTCTGCAACTATTTCTTTGTCTTCTTGCCAAGATTCTGACTTGGTTAATTCAGCAATTCTTTTCATTGCTGCTTTCTTATCCACGCTCATTCCTCCAATCGATGGATTTCCCTTCTTAAATTCTCTATGTGCAAATCGATTGCCTTTCTCGCCGTTTCATTGACCATCACTGCCTTTGTTCGTTCCAGATCGTCAATCTCACGCTGAAGGCTTCGAATACGCATTTGAATCACTTCTTCTGTTGTCATGATGATTCCTCCACGTATCTAAACGTTCTCTTCTTAGCGTCTGTGTAGCCACACCTTGCTCTTTTCCTCACGATTTTCTCGTGCAAGCCTGTGAGACTTGCTAACTGTTCAGCTGTCCCTATCACTAGAAGTTTGTCACCGTGCCAAATTGCGATTTTTCGTGGTCTTGGCTTGTTGCTCTTGTCTGCCCACATCGCTCTTCCAAGCCTCATCACTTCTGAAGCAGCTTCTTTGTCATTTTGCCAATCTTCTGAATAAGTCAATTCGATAATTCGCTGCATTGCCGCTTTCTTATCCATCCCGACATTCTCCTTTCAGTAATTTGAGTACTTGATCAAGTGCGCTCTCACGTCCGCCATGGAACGTGTTGAGCCACTTGTCTTCGTACGATACACTTTGTCTTAAAGCTTCTTGATGCATTAGTTCAATCTGTGCTGTAAATGTCTTTAGGTCCATCTGATTACACCTGCTCAAGTTCATTAAGATGTTTTTGCAAGCCTTTAACACAATCAACAAATAGTAATTTGGTATATGCTAAATTTCTTAATTGTGTTGTATCGATATAAAGTGCGAAATAGTATCTGAGCTTACTCCAACTCGAACGATCATTCTTAATTCCTTCAATTCCAGCTTCTTCGAGTTGATCATATACGTCTCTCAGGACGTCTAATTCCTCGCCCTTTTTATAATTCGCTATTTCATTAATTAGTTCTAGATAATCGATCTTCATTTTTCCACCTCTTAGAATGGTGCTTTTGATTGTCTATTAGCTCGTTCTAGCGCTTTTTTCTTGAGATAGGCTTCTTGGTCGATTGCCCATTCAGGAAGCTTCTCTCGTCTTCCTGTGCGCTTGTATCCACTGCTTGCGTTCTTAGGTTCACTTTTTTCTTTCCTTGCCCAACTTCGAATAGTTGCCAAATAGTTTTTATAAGTCTTACCAGATGATTCACAATACTCTGACAGTCGTTCGATTCGCTCTTGGTAATCATTAGGGAATTCTGTTTTGAGTTTCTCCATCTGCTCATCTGACAAAAGAACATTTTTATACTCTCCGTATTTATGACGGACGGGCTTAGCCTTCGATTTTTTCGAAGGCGGTAACTCTCTTATATATTCTTTTGTATTATTAAATGTATTATTAATAGATGTATTATTATCTTTGACTTTTTCGTCAATAGGGGTATTGCGTTTTTCGTCAATAGGGTATTGATTAATTCGTAGGTACCTATTGATTATTTGATTGGTACCCTCTTTGTAAATGATTTCCCGATTCAAGTATCCAAACTTAATCAAATCACTTACCCATCGCGATATGGTCTCTTTATTCACACCATATAAATCTGCAAAGTACTCATTGCCTGCCCAACAAAAGCCTCTTTCATTACACAAGGCCGTTATCTCTCCGTATAACAACTTAGTATTTGGTTTAAGTCTTTTGTCGTACCTTACGTTGGCTGGTATAATCGCATAATAACTTCGATGTTCTGTCATTTTTACCCTCCAATATTTAACTTTTTGATTGTTTTCTGGTTTAATTTGATCCCTTTGATTTGATATTTATTTTTGAAATTAATCACACCTATTTTGTGCTTCTCTGTGTGATGGATTCTGCAGAGTGCTGCAAATGTGTACTCTGCATGATCAACTTCTTTGCGCTTTCGTCTTCCTAGCGCTTTGTCAAAGTGATCGATGTCAGCTCCTGTTTTGCCACAGATGCAGCAGACTCTTTTTGTGATGCATTTGTAGAAGTAATATTCTTGATTCGCAGGTAAAATCTCATAGCCTTCTTTGAAAGGAATATGATGTTCAAAGATGAAATCTAAGATGATATTTGCTAAGACATTGGCATCACTCACAGTTGTATTCGATTCGTCTTTCAGGCTTATTTTGCGCCCTGTGACACCTTCAAAACGAAAGTAGAAGAATTCCTTCCAGAAGTCCGTTGGCATGCCTGTATCGATAAAAATATCGCCTATCAGCGCATAGATGAAGTTTCGTTGCTGTACGGTGAAACGTCTAGGATCAATAAAACGAATTTCAATGACTCGATCACCATCGTAGCCGTCATACATCGTCTTTAGTCGATCAATGTTCACTTCCTCATTGATGGTTGCGCTTATGTCTTTTCCTTTGAACTTTTTCAGAACCGCTGAATATGAATCGATTAATGGTTTAAACACTCATATCACTTCTTATCTAATTCTTTTCTCTTAGCTGCTATTGCTCGCTCCATCAAGGCACATTGCTCATAGCTTAACTGTTCAATAGTTTCAACGTTATCAGCTAAGAGCCCTAATTTATCTGTCTGCTCATTAACATATTCGATTAAGGTTTTGGTCATATCTTTACCCATCTGCTCATTGAAAGCTTCTAGAATCGTCTCTAGCATGTTTAATTTCTTTGTATCGATTCTAGGTGGTGTTGGAATATCTTCCCCTTGAAATACATATAATCCCAGTCCGTGTAGAGCCAATGCTTTCACAAAGCATCGCTTCAATGAGTTATTGATTTGCATTGCATTTGGTTTAACAACTGGTTGGTTTCGATAATCTAAAACAGGAAATAATTCGGTTTCCGTGTGTCCTTTAACCGTTACTGAGACAGATACATAAGTCCCAGTTTCATCCATAAGAAAAGGTTTATATTCCTCAACAAGAAAGTCTTGATGAGTTCCAGAAACAACCCTGTAGTGTTTGTACTCATTAATAGTTACCGTTGCCTGTGGATCATTCTTTTTCATAATCTCCCACGCGTGAGCCCAAGATAAATAATCAAAATTTCCTTTTTTCTTGAGAATTTTATTTAACTTACGACTAAAAAGTTTTTCAAAGTTCGTTGTCCCTTTGATTTCACTCATCAAATTCTGCCTCCATTTCAGCAATGTATTTCTTACCTGGTCCGTAATAAGAGATATCAATCAAGTTATCTCTGTCGTACTCTTCTAGCGCATCAATCAAGCCATCTTCGATGACGTAAATATATTCAGGTTTATTCGAATGCTTCGATAGATGGATAAGATAAACATGATCCCAAATAGTTACATGGTTGCCTAAATCATCTTGATCCCAAGCTAGTTCTTCATTCGTCAAAAGATTTCGTCTGATTTTTCGACCACTTGTTTCCTCAATTTTCGGCTTGCCCCAATCAGGATCAATCAAATATTGATCTAGAGTGGAAAGTTCTTTTTCCATATGCTAAAATCTCCTTATGATGTGTTTTCTTTGTGACTCTTTGCTTGCCGGCGGAGTCACTTTTTTATTTGTTGCCATGCTTTTTGCTTGTCAATATGTTGTTGGCTTAGGATGATTGGTTTATAGTATTTCCACCAGCAATTAGCAATTGCCGTCCCTATTCTTAGCGCTTCAGCTCTATTCATTGTCATCACCAAAAAGTCTCTGTTGTCTGTTCAGTTGATCAATTTCCATACGGATCGCAGTTTCTGGCAACCACATTTCAATAAATGAAACAGCATCATCGAATCTCTTACGAGGTAACTCGCCATATCTTGGGATTGAAAAGGTACGTTTAAATTCAGACCAAAATTTTGAGAATACTTTTTTGCTGATTTCTTCATAAGCTCGGCTTTCTTTTCCCCCTAGAACTCCCATAACTTTCATATTTCCTTTTTGCTTAATTTCAAACTCTTGTTGTCCGCTAATTCGCATAGTATCTTTAAGCATGGAAACATCTTTTTTAACATCTTTCATTTCTTCTAATTGATAGATCATCATATCTTCAATTGTTTGAGGAACAGTATTCTTGCGAATAACATCTTCCATTTCGTTGAATGCTTCAATGTATTTTTGTTTGAAGTAGATAGCTTTCTTTCCTGTAAACCCCATAGCCAGCAAGAAAAATCCATCTCTACTAATGAAGAAAACTCGTCGATTTCTGCCATATGAATCTGGTTCATTACCTTCTACAAACATCTGTCCAAAATTGGACACATCTTTTTTTAGTGCATCAATATCTCTTAAAACATGTTGATGTTTTTTCTCGAAGCTTTCTGCCACTTGTAAGCTCGTAGTCACAGCTTCTTTATTTTTCAAAATTACTAATTCTTGCATTATTTCTTCTCTCCTTTTTGGTATAATTTAGTTAAAAACTGGTGGTGTTTATTTTGAATTTTTTTCACTTAACAATTTTTCAATGGATGTCAATAATAAGTTTTATATTGAGTACGTTTTTAACAGGGATAAAAATAAAAGGAATGCGCCCTCAACTAGAAGTTGAACTTAATGCTTCTTACTTCGCTGCAGATATGATTTATACAAAAGTAATCATTTCTAACTATTCAACAGAACCAGCTATGTTAGTTAATTTAGAACTTTCATCCGCTAACTTAAACCGCAGATGGTCAGCTACTCCATTTAAGAAATTAATTGCTAAAGGAGGATCAGTCGATGATAATAGAATATACTCTGAAGCTGTACCGCTAAATATTCCTCCTAAAAGTGCTATATCTTGTTACCTTGCATTTGAAGTAGGGAAAATTAATTTTAATAAACTCCTTAATCACCAAACAAAAATGATATTTACTCTAAATAGAACCCAAATCCACAAAATTGTTGATATCAAAAATACAAACTTCCCAATAGAGAAATTAGTGAAAGAATTAAACTGAGTAATAGTAATATACATTCTAGTTTCTCTTTTCTATTCATTTTTAGTCAGCCCCCTCGGTTGGCTTTTTCGCTCTGTACTCAGCTTCAGCTTCATCAAGCCCCATAAAAATCCAAACCATGTAAACAATCGTTCCTATCAACGCTTGCCTGCTTCCCCAAAGTCCTAAAGCGTAGATGATTAGCGGTGCGCTGAACACTAGCGCTCTATTAAATTTTCCCATCCGCTTGCCTCCTTAAGATTTCCGAAAAATTTGTTTCTAAAAATTCAAGTGTTTTACTTCTTAAAAATAGATATGTGTCTCTTCCTTCAACTGGATAATAGACAAATCCATTTTTGTTTTTCTCGATATCGATAATATTTCTATATCTTGGGTTCTTTAAAACTCTAGAAGTAAACCAATCATATTTTCTGTTAATCCGTTCTAGCACTTCTGGCAACGTCATCCATCTACCAGTATCATCAGCTTTTTTTAACTCCTCATAATCCACTTGGGAGATAATTACATAGCCTTCTGGAATTGGGATTTTTGCTTCTAGATATTGCATTAGCTGTTCCTCCCTTTACAATTCGTACATAGTGATAATCGAATCTATAATTCTGTTTGCTTCTGCAGAAGTCTTTTTACCGTTTAAAATTAAAGATAAGTAGCTTTTGCTAATTCCAAATCTTTCAGCAAGCATGGTGTAAGTTAAGAACTTTGAACTTTCGACATATTCTTTGATTTTTTCTCTATCTCGTTGAGTGATTTCTGCAATGTCAGTCATACTAAAACTCCTTTCTAACCAATTTCNTCTAAATCCATTTGAGGGTAATANCCTTCTTTTTTTAGTAATTCGTAGATAAATAGACGCCCTTTCTGTGTCCATTTGGTATTCATTACAATTTTAGTGCCACCATCGGCTTTCGGGATCTCAGTTGTATGAGATTTTGTGTATCCTTGGTTCATGTGTTTTTTGCACAATAACCATTGGTTACCGACTTTTTTCTGAATACCTAGTTTATGAAGTAATTTATTCATCTGTTGTGGAGACATCCCATAATCTGCTGCAATCTGACTAATTGTTACTGAATCTGTAGAAGATAATATGCTATCTAAATAGGAGATTTTAGGTTCGTACTCTGCAATCTTTTGTTCTGCGATTAATCTTCCAGTTCTTTCTTCTTTTAGTTGAGTTGCTAATTGAATGATTGTATCTGGATTAAGCAAAGCTTCTTCTACTTTTTCTGGAGTTAGATAACCTCCATGTTTTCTAATTGCTGGCAACACTTCACTCGTTACCCAACGTTTGAACTTCTTTGCGTTTGGTAGCTTGGATTTAAGTATTAAACTGTATAGACCTGATTCGTTGATAATCGTCATCTCTCTCGATTGACCTGAG